CAGGCAGGTAAGTTAGGAAAACCAATGGGTGATGCTTCTCAATCACTTATAAACTTTTCAAGGATTGCTCAAGATGCTCCTTATGGACTTATTGGTATTACGAACAACCTTAACCCAATGTTGGAATCATTCCAACGATTATCTAAAACTGAAGGCGGAACTAAAAGAGCTTTTCAGGCAATGGCTGCTGGGTTAACAGGTCCAGCAGGTGTTGGTATTGCATTGGCGGTTGTTTCTTCTTTAATGGTTGCATTTGGTAAAGACATATCAATATTTATTGATAAAGCAACAGGTGGGTCTGCAACATTAAGGGAATTTGCTAATGCTTTTACAGGAGCAAAAGATGCTTTTTCAGGAGCTTATGTACAAATAGAAAATGTAAATAGTGCTTTTGAGAAATTTAAGAATGGTACATTATCAAAGAAGGATGCTTTAGAAGAATATAATAATTCATTAGGTAAGGTTTACGGAACTACAAAAGATATAGCAGAAGCAGAAAGATTATTTATTGAAAATAAAGATAATTATGTTAAAGCTGCATTATATAGAGCTGCTGCACAAATAGCATTAAAGAAAGCTTCAGAAGAAGCGTTTAAACAATTAGAAGCACAAACCGCACCCGAAAACGCAAACAAAGTTGATTTATTTGCAGGTGAAAGTTTAGGTGCATTTGCTTTGTCTAAATTAACAAAAGGTCCTGCAATTAGTGTTACTGATAGGAAAAGAAGAATGGCTGACGAAAGAAAAAGAGTAACAGGTCAAGATAATAGTTTAGGTGGATTTTTAAGTAAGGATGCTTCAAATAGAATGAATATTTGGAAACAAGAAAGCGATGCGGTTGATGCAGCAGCAAAATCTTATGAGAACTTCGCTAATTTATTAGCAAATAATGTTACAAGTGGTTTAATGAGTGTTTTTGATGCAATAGAGCAAGGAACTAATCCTTTAACTTCTATTGCTCAAATGTTCCTTAATATAGCTAAATCAATTGCTGCTGCCGTTATTCAAGCAACAATATTTGAAGCATTGCTTACGGCATTCCCTGAACTTAAAGCAATATTTAGGGCTAGTGGTGCATTACAAAGTGCATTTGGGTTTTCGGGTGCAAGAGCAACAGGTGGGATTACAAATGGTCCTTCAATGGCTTTAATTGGTGAAGCTGGTCCTGAAGCGGTTATCCCTTTAAGTAAATTAAGCGGAATGCTTAATACTACATTTAGTGCAGGTGCAATGAGTGGTGGCGGAAGTGCAAATAGTGGTTCATTTGTATTAAGAGGACAGGATTTATTAGTTGCAATAAATAGAACGCAGAAATCTTCATTCTTAAAAGGTCAAAACATAAGTTTAGTATAATGGCATACGGAATAAAATATAGATTAACACAAGCATTGAGAGATGGAACAAATTTATATGTAGATATTTACGAAAGAGATTATACTACTGATTTAGTAATAAATTATGATGCAGTAAATATTCAATTAAATTCTAATGCAAGTGAAGATGAACCATTGGCAGCAATAGTTTCATCTCAATTAAATATTTCTTTTCTTGTATCGGATGAAAATTACGATGATTTTCCGCAATTATTAAGTTTTGATGATAGAAAGTATTTTGTTAAATTATTAAATGAAGATACTTTGCTATGGTGTGGATTTTTATTTAATGACTATGTTCAAGTACCATTCACAACAGGATATATACAAGTAGATATGATTGCCATAGATGGTTTATCATTTTTAGAATATAATACATTTGATTTTGTAGAAGAACAAACAGTTAATTCTTTATTTAATCATTTGGATATAATTGCAGAAATATTAAATGCAATACAATATCCTGAAGCTATTGATTTATTGACATCGTGTTCGTATTATGCTGAAGGAATGTACACAAGGGAAGATGCTTCATCGGAAGAACCATTTGACCAAACATATCAATATAGAAGGGATATTCAAGGAGCAACATACTATCAAGTACTTGAAAATATTGTTAAATCATATGGTTGTAGGTTATTTCAATCGGATGGTAAATGGCAATTATTAGCTATCAACGAAATGGCAAACGATACTAGATACTATACAAATTATCAAATTTATCCAAGTGTAGCTAATGCAGGAAGCGGTGTATTTGATAAAGATGTAACTATTGAACCTTATGTGGAAGGTAATGTGCATTTTATAAATAATAGTCAAACTAAAATAGTTAGAAAAGGATATCCAAAATTAAAATTAACATACGATTTTAATTATCCTAATAATTATATTCATAACGGAACATTTAAAGGATTGCAAAACTATACACCAACTCCTGATTCTTTGTCAGTATTTGGATGGTATTTGTTTTATTCAACAGGAACATATCCAACTAACTTAATTGAAGTTGTACCTGATTCAAACTTTAATAATATAAATCTTATAACATCTGCAACGGCTGGTTCAACTGCATATTTACAAAATATTCCACCTGTGCCATTTAGTCCAACATTATATGCACCATATATGGTTGGACCGCAATTTACTTTATCATTGGAACATATAATGTTACCAAACATAGTTGGGAAGGTAGAGATAAGATTAGTGAGGGGTGCTACATCATATTATTATAATAGTGCAAATACTTGGCAAACAACTCAAACATATCTTACAATAGATAATCCATTTACTCCTGACACATATAGAGATGAATTTAATTCATATTCAATAAGTGTTAATATGACATATCCAGCAATTCCTGTTGGTGTTGGATTGCAATGGGGTGGTTATGTTTTAATTAAAATATTTTGCCAACAAGGAACTGACCATAATGCTATTTTATTTAGAAATGTAAAATTGACACAAGGTTCATTTATTACAAATTCAATTGATGTTACAAGAGAAATAGGAACAGGAAATAACAATATAAAAGAATTAAAACAAGATTATGGCAGTTATGCTGAATTTACATACACTTTAGGTTTATTAACTAATAATTTAGGTGTTTTATATAATTCAAGTGGTAATGTGTTAAAAAATTGGTTTAGATATCCAAATGTTGAAAGTTTCCCTTTATTACAAATGCTTATAGCTAGACAATACTCAAATTTATTAAGTAAGAATTTTGGAACATTAGAAGCCGATTTAGGTTCATTTCAAACTGAAAAAGGATTAAACTATTTAGATAAAGTATATTTAGTTACTGACCCAAATACTACTCCTTTAACTTACGATGGTAAAAAGTTCCTTTTAAATAGAGCAAGTGTAATTCCGCAAATAGATGAAGTTGATTCAATGCAAATTATTGAAATTACAGATGTGGATAATGCTTCAACTGAAACAATACAATACATAGATTCATAAAAACGTTAAATTTGCAATATGGCAGAAAATGTACAGGGCAATAATATAATGTTGTATTATCACGAACCAGCTTCGGAAACTTATCCTGAAGGTAGGGATATTCCGTTTTCGTGTTCTACAAATTGCACATTTAGTGTAAGTGTTGACCAAAAAGAGGTAACAAGCCAAACGAGTGCGTGGTATAGAGAATACAAGAACGATACGGCAACTTGGAGTGTAACTTGTGATGGTCTTATAACTTTGGATGGTTATGGCTATTTATTCTTACTTGAGCAACAACAAGACCGCACTACAATTTTAGTAAAGTTTGTTATTGACAACGGAGTTGATGGGTTGGTAGTGATTAGTGGGGATTGCAATTTGACAAGTTTACAAATTAACGCACCTTATAAGGACATTGCAACGTATAGTGTATCGTTACAGGGTACAGGTGCTTATGCAACAACAGGAACGGAAATTAATCCTGAAGGGGTTGTTATTGTTGCTGGAGGTGCGGTTTACACAAAGGGAACAGTTGCAGCAGGTGGAGAAACAACTATTACTTATGGCGATATGATAGGCAAGGCTTGTCTTTATGTTTCTCGTGGTGGTATAGATGTTCAGGATATTTTAACGACAGGAACGGCAGTTGATGAGCAAGTGAAGTGGAATAGTACGACAGGGGTATTGACATTTGGAAGGGTATTAGAAAGTGGGGAGTTTATTAGGGCATTATTTCAATAATTTAGTTATAAATTAATATAAGATGGCAAATCAAATAGTTGTTTCAGCAGGTGCGAAAGTGAGGAATTTACAAGATGTAATTATTGGAACAAGTGGAGTATTGACTTCATTAGGATTTGATGTTGCAAATGGTGTACCAAGACTTGATGTCAATGGTAAGATTTTAGTAAGTCAGTTACCTAACTCCGTAATGGAGTATAAGGGAACTTGGAACGCTGCAACTAACACACCAACCCTTGCAAATGGCACAGGCAATCAAGGAGATGTTTACTTATGTAATGTCGCAGGAACTGTTGACTTCGGTGCTGGTCCGATTGCTTTTGTTGTAGGCGACCAAGTTATTTATAGCGGTTCTATATGGCAAAGGGCATCAGGTGCAACAGGAACAGTTACGAGTGTTGCGATTACTGAAAGCGGAGATAGTTTAAATATTACAGGCTCACCAATTACTACAAGCGGAACGATTAACATAGGATTCAACGGAACAAATCTTCAGTATGTAAACGGAGCAGGAAACTTAACAACCTTCCCAATTTTAACAGGCTATGTTCCCTACACAGGAGCAACTCAAGATGTTGATTTAGGTGCTTTTAAATTGAATGCTCAATCTTTACATATTAAAGGAACAGGAGGTCTTGGTCATTTAGGATTAAAGCATCAATCAGCAAGTGCAACCGCAGCAGCTAATGAGGCATCTTTATTTGCAGATACTCTTGGGGATTTAAGTTGGTTAAATGGTAACTTATATTTAAGCAAGTTTATTACATCAGGTAATACTGCTGCAAGGTCATATACATTCCCTAATGCAAATGGAACAGTTGCTTTAACAAGTGATTTAACAGGGTATCTTACTGCGGTAACTGCTACATCACCTTTGAGTTCAAGTGGTGGTACAACGCCTAATATAACGATTGCACAGGCAACTACGAGTGCAAATGGATATTTATCTTCTACGGATTGGAATACTTTTAATAACAAACAAGCAGCTATTACTTTAACTACCACAGGAAGTTCGGGGGTTAGTACGCTTGTGGGTGCGACTTTAAACATCCCTGATTATGGTTCAGCCTTAACAGGATATGTTACTTTAGCGACCACCCAAACCATCACAGGTGCTAAAACCTTTAGCGGTTACACAACCTTTACATCAACAGTAGATATTACAAGCGGATTAACTTTCAGTAATTCAGGGTTTACTTTGGTATTACAACCGCCTACATTAAGTGTAAATAGGACAGTTACTTTACCTAACGGAACAGGAACAATAGCTTTAACAAGCGACATCCCTTCAATTACAGGACTTGTGCCTTACACAGGTGCAACTACAAATGTAGATTTGGGTGGTAATAGTTTATATTTAAATAATAGTCAAGCGGTATTTGGTAGAAATTTAGCAGGTTCAACATCTTATGCCCTTATAGGTGTTAATGCATCTAATAAGGTTCAAATTGATACAAGTGCTTTAGGAGTTGTTTTTGGTGGTACTATTGGTAATGGTACATACACTTATACACTTCCAAGTGCAACAGGAACTTTAGCTCTAACAAGTGATTTAACAGGGGGTACAGTTACATCGGTAGCTGCTTTAACAATAGGAACAACAGGAACTGATTTAAGTTCAAGTGTTGCAAATAGTACAACAACTCCTGTAATTACTTTAAATGTACCAACTGCGAGTGCAACAAATAGAGGGGCATTGGCAAGTGCGGATTGGACAACATTCAATGGCAAACAAGCAGCCTTAAACGGAACAGGGTTTGTAAAAGCAACAGGCACAACAATAAGCTATGATAATACAAATTACTTACCATTAACAGGCGGAACGCTTACAGGGGCATTATCAGGTACAAGTGGGACATTTACACAACTTGGTGCAGGTGTTACACCAATTAATTATTTTTCAGTTCGTACAGGAACAAATAATATTTTTGATATTTATGACAATGGTACAGGTCCTGCAATTCAATCAGTAAATGATAATGTAACTCTTTATAGACCTTTATTTTTCTTTGCTACTGCTTTTACATTTTCAAATTCAGTAACTGCAACATCATTTGTAAAAACAAGTGGTACATCAAGTCAATTCTTAAAGGCAGATGGAACAGTAGATAGTTCAACTTACCAAACTATTTTAACTAATCCTGTAACAGGTACAGGTACTACCAACTACCTACCTAAATTTACAGGTGCGAGTACAATAGGGAATAGTATTATTCAAGATGCTTCTACTTATATTGATATTGGTGGATATGCTTTATTTACAAGATTAGGTAAACAAACAATTATAAACCCAAATGTTGGCGGAGGTAATGTTGTTGCTGATTTTGGTGTTGGTAGTGGAATGGGGCTAACTTTTACAACTGATGTTGAAAGAATGCGTCTTACATCTTCAGGCAGTTTAGGATTAGGAGTTACACCGAGTGCGTGGGGAGGTGGTTTTGCAGTAGCTCAATATAAGGGAGGATTTATTGGAAGTCAGTCAAGTAGTTATTTATATTATGGTCAAAACTTGTATTTTAATGGCACAAGTTGGCTTTATTCAGCTACCGAAGCTGTAACATTAATAGAGCAATCAGCAGGTTCTTATAAATGGTACAATGCCCCTTCAGGAACGGCAGGTAACGCTATAACCTTTACCCAAGCAATGACCTTAACGGCAGCAGGTAGATTACTTTTAGGCACTACTACTGAATCAACATACTTGCTAGATGTAAACGGAACGGGTAGGTTTGCGAATACTTTACAATTAGATAAAGCAGGTGGTTTAGCATTTAGAGCCTATTATGGAAGTGGCAATAACTTACCATTAGATATAAATCTTGATGCAGCAAATGGCGATGCTTCATTAACTTTTAATACTACTTACAATTCTGGTTGGAAATATTTTGTATCAAATTTTGCTGCAAGAATTTCAAATGCAGGTACTCTTAAATTTCAAGTTGCTCCAAACGGAACGGCAGGTAACACAATTAGTTGGGTAGATGCTTTAGCGTTTAATAACACAACAGGTGCAGCTACATTTAGTTCAAGTGTAACTGTTCAAGGCGGTAATGCACTTAAATTAAATAGAAGTGCAAATGATTATTATTGGTCAATAAACAACGATGCAAGTAATAACTTAAACTTTGGAGCTTATCTAGCAAATGGTAGTGCTTATGGTACTAATCCAAAAATGATTTTACTTGATTCAGGCAATGTCGGTATCGGAACTGTTACTCCTGATGTTTTTGCAAGGGGTTATGGTGGAAGAATATTAGGTATTTCATCAACAGGTCAATCAGCTATTGAATTAAATAGTGCAACAGGAAATGGAGTTTATTTTGATATGGGTGTAAATGGAACTAGATATTTAGGCATATATTCAGATACTTCTAGTTCAGATATATCAACAATAGGAGCATATCCTCTTACTTTATCAACTAATAATACTACAAGACTTACCATAGCCTCAACAGGTGCAGCAGTTTTTTCAAGTTCAGTTACC